CTGATCTTCTCGGTGCTGACGCCAGGCGGCCAACTTCTGTTTGACTGCTTCGATGATGTGCTTCATTGGTCGCTCTCCTTCAACTTCATGATCCGCATACCACAGTGCTCGGCATAGTTCTTTTCCATGACCAGTCGATCACTGTCCCACTCGTCCGCTTCCTCCTGGCAGATCGCTGTTGCTTCCGATACCAGTGCACCAGTGGCCTCCTGGTGCCCGCGCCAGGCCCACTCAGTTTCCATGGAGGCATACCGCTTATCGTTTTCCAGGCGCTCCAGCGGGAGCCCGTTCTTCTGTGCGAATCGTTCAAACTTACTTCGGTTCATCTGCCGGTTCCTCCATTCTCTCCACCATCTTTAGAATATCCTTCACCTTGGTGATCGTGACACCGGCGGTACCGGCCTCCGTCAGCAACATGATCAGGTCGCTCATCTGGACTTCTTCCAGGTTCAGCTCCTTCTGTTTACTGTGGGAACCGTCGTACCGGTCCAGCGTGATTACTACTTTCATTGCTTCCCTCCCGGGTGCTCACCCTTACTCACGGTCCACGATTTTGACGAGAAACCCCTTTCTCAGTTGCAGTGGGTCTCTGCTGATCACTCGTCAACCACATGTCAAATGGAGGTCAACCCACTTTCTGAGCCCCATTTGCATCCGGCGTTCCAGTTCCTCAACCGCTTCATCAGTCATCGGTGGTTTCCTCCACTTCTGGTTGTATTCCGACCCGCAGGTTAAACCCGGCTTCTCGGGCAGCCGCCACCAGGTCTACCACGGTGCTGCGAGGGTCCTGCAGGAGTTTCCCGAACCGCTCGATATTTCGACCCAGACCTGCCAGCGGCCACTCGGGTTCCGGGTTGTTCTTCTTATACAGGGCCTCGAACGCCTCGTCTTCCTCGGGTGTGGGTTCTGAGGGATTTTCAAAGTTGGAACGAAGGTTCCATTCAATACAGTCCAACCATTTCGAACTGCAGCATTGAAAGAAAAGAAGGCCGTACTCGTTCAACACCCAAGGTCGCTGGTCGCATTCAGGGCATTTCAACACACCGGGTAATTCACCCAACTTCACTTTTCGCATTTCACCTTCTCTGACCATGACTTCCTCTCCTGTCTCACTACTTCAGTTTGTCCGCCGGTTCCCTACTTCAGGAAGGCCGCCGGTTCCTCGATGAACAAACTGTAGAACAATCCAGTTCTCTTTACAACCGTTGGTTGACAATAAAGTGGCAAGTCGCTAAAGTCTTGTCCAACAATCGGGCAATAGGACAGGAGAAACACAGTGAACACCAATGAAGTAACCGAACAACTGGACCGGCTGGCGGGCATGACCCCCACCGAGAAGAAGGTAGAACTGAAAGACCTGCTTCTCGATACAACGTTCAGTAGAGCAATCAAGCTCGCTTTGGACCCGTTCATTACCTATGGGATCAACAAGGTGCCTATGCCGGATGAACCCTCGAACCTGAGGTGGGGGTTCAACGACGGCACATGGATGTTGCTGGAACAGCTTTCCGCACGGCAGGTCACCGGGAACATCGCCCTTATAGCGGTCGGTCAGGAACTGCAGAGGATGAGTAACGAGTCTAGGGCACTCCTGAAACGCATCATCACGAAGGACCTACGGTGTGGTGTGACAGCAAAAACGGTGAACGCGGTTGCACCAGGGGTCATCCCCACCTTCGACTGTCAGCTTGCCCATAAGTACGAACAGAAGCACATCAATAAGTGGCCGGTGGCCGTGGAGCCAAAGTACGACGGTATGCGGGCACTGTTGATCCTGGAGTACACCGGTGGGCAGTTCGTCAGTCGGACTGGAAAGCCTTTCACCGCGGTGCAGTGGCTGGCCGATGAGATTCATAAGTGGATTTTCGTGGACCGTGGCGCCTTGCTCACCCCGATGTCCGGAATGGTGATCGACGGGGAACTGGTGAGTCCGGATGGTGACTTCTACAGCATTGGCGGTGCACGGGGTAATGCTGCATTCCGGGACGCGCACTTCATGGCGTTCGACATGCTCCGGACCCACCACTTCAAGGCCGGTCATGATCCCTCACCTTACACGGAACGTCAGATGGCCCTGTCGATCTGGGTGGAGGATATCAACCATGCCCACGTCAGGCGTACACCGGTGTGGTACGCCGGCGATCACAACGAGGTCATGGAATATTATTCAGCCGTGCGTCACGACGGCGGCGAGGGGGTGATCGTGAAGCCCACCGGTGGTGACTACCGGTGCACCCGGTCCCGGAACTGGCTGAAGATCAAGGATCAGCAGACGGTGGATGCCCCGATCATCGGCCTGGAAGAAGGCACCGGGAAGTACCAGGGTATGTTGGGCGCGGTCATCGTGGACCTGGAAGGTGTCGAGGTTCGAGTCGGGTCCGGGTTCACCGATGAGGAACGAAAGAGATTGTGGGATGACGCTCACGCTGACGAACCCTGGTCTTATAACCGACTCATTGAAATCGAGTATCACGAAAAGACGCCGGACGGTTCCTTGCGGCATCCTCGCTTTGTGCGGTTCCGGGATGACAAGCCGGTGGAAGACGGGGTGGGAGTATGATCGACCTTTTCTCACTCTGGTTGGGCGGGTTCATGTTGGTTATGGTGATGAACTGCACCATCGTCAAGGAAAGTAGACTCGCAATGAGGAAGGTAGCCCTCGCCATTGGATTCCTGATGGCATCAAACCCTATTGCCGCTGATACCGTCAACGACACCATGTTCGCCTGTGAGTCTTTCATGTCCTACAGTGAGGCACAGGTGATGAAGACCCGTGGTGACACCCGTGGGCTGGACCACATGATCCGTAGCAAGCGGTGCTTCAAGGTCAGTGTCGGCACCGAGTACAGTGTCATTGGGGTAAACCCCGATCAGGACCCATCCAGTTGGGTTAGACTACGAATCTACGACGGTGATAGCAGTTTCGAGGTGTATTCTTGGCTCGGCTTCACCTATTAACCAGAAAACCATCCAGTAGCGGAGTAGCACACATGGGTTCAATCGACCAGCAGCGTTTTGAAGATATGATGATGGCAACCGTACCGAACGCAGACCTCACCTATGAGGACGGTGCGTACCTGGACGAGGGTGTGCAATCGTCGTGGGTGGGGTATCGTGCTTTGCACCACAGTACAACTTTAAATAGGGAAAACAACTATGAAGGCGACCAAGAAGACGCCGGAAATACTGGCTGAGTGGGAGAAGACCCATGGGCGATGCTGGGTTGAGGAAATCCAGAAGATTGCTGAGTCCGGGCAGACCTGGGCTTACGCCGGTCACCGCTTGGAGATCAGCAGTAACCGGCTTTCCGCATTCTGTCATTCCCGTGGGTTGGTGTTCCCCTGGCAGGGTCACCGGTCCTCTATTTGCCGTGAGCACCAGAGGCGAATGAGCCTGGAACAGGTGCCGGAGGGCAGGAAACCAAAGCGGCGGAAGACGTTCGGACGGGTTCGGTCGCTGAAGGACCACGCGGAAGCATTTGGGCACACCGAAACAACCATTCGTTGTATAGTCAAGGCAGGGTGGAACCTGAAGGATGCTCTGACCACACCGAAACTGAGTCCTCAACAGGCCGCCGTGATGGGTGGTCGGGCATCAGCAGAGAAGTGATATGGCAAGAAGAAAACCAAGCAACCTGAAGACAATCGTCCTGCTTATGCGGCACATCGGGTACAGTTGCGAGCAGATCGAACAGGAGCTCAACGAAGCCCCGCACATCGTCCATCGTCAGGAGGATCATCAGTGACCACTGTAACCGCCATTCCGATGAAGCCCGGGAACGTCTCCGGGAGCGAAGGCAGCGGCAACGCCACAACAAGGCACGGCGAAAGCGTCTGGATAAACAGCAACGGAGTGTTACCACCGGTGGATTGTCCACTGTTGATCGAACTGAGTAACGTCCTGGTGCCGGCGACACGCACCGGGTTCATTGCGAAGAAACGGATGCCATGGAATACCGGCTACCGAACGGTGCCCTGATCCACGGGCGCTACCGTTGGACGTACCCGTAGGGAAGCTGCGTCCACAAATACAACCAATGAAATGGTGATCAACCATGATTTTCAAGAATGCCGTGATATTCAAATTCACGAAACCCTTCCCGTCCGGGGAGCAGGCTTTTGACGAACTGGTGGACCGACTGTACGACGAGTATTTCACACCGCCGCATGAGTCCCAGCAGTCCAGCTTCGGCTGGGTAGAGGCAATCCCTTCCCTCGGTGAGGTGGTGTTCGAGACCAACGACTGCCTGTTCCTGCGGCTGCGGAAGGACGAGAAAATCCTGAAGGCATCGGCTATCAAGCGGGAGGTGGAAGACATTGTCCGGGACATCGAGAGGAACCAGGGTCGCAAGGTCCGGAAAAACGAGAAGGATGAAATTCGGGAGACTGTGATCCTCAAACACCTACCTCATGCCCTGATCGACTCCACCTACACCGTAGGGTACATCGACCTGGCGAATCAGTGGTTGGTGGTGGACGCCGGCAGTTTCAAGGCCGCCGAGGATTTTGCCTCCGTGCTCCGCAAGACTCTGGGAAGCCTGCCGGTTCGGCCACTGGTGCTGGAGCAGAACCCCGGTGTGGTGCTGACGAATGCACTGCGACCGGAGTTCGATGTGAACACCAAACTGTTGGATTACTTCACCCTGGGTGAGGAATGCACCATGGGCGGCCTGGATGGCGAGAAGGCTAACTTCAAGGAGTTCGATCTGACCACCGAGGAAGTCACCAGTCACATCACTGAGGCAGGCATGATGGTCACCAGTCTACGCTTGGCCCAGATCGACTATGTTGCGTTCACCGTGACCGACGACTTCCGGGTGAAGAAGATCAAGACCCTGGACCAGTTCCAGGAGGACGTGCTGAACTACGAACCGGAGGATGAGGACATCGACGCTGGTCTGTCCTATGCTCGGGCCAACCTGTTCCTCATGACCGGGATGTTCCGGCCACTGTTCGAGCGGTTGATCGAGAGTTTCGGCGGGGAGGAAGAATCGTTCGATCCACTGGAAGGGTTGGAGTGATGAACAGGGGCCGGTTGGAGTGGTCAAGCACTATGTGACAACCCAGTTAAGCTGCTTTTCTCAGTTCAACAACGGCTGCTTCGTAACCCATCGGGCTGATATAACCCAACGTTGAGTGCAGCCGTCGACTGTTATAAAACATCACAACATAATCCAGAATGTCCCTGCTCCAGCACAAGGCTGATGGCGTCCAGCTTAAATTCTTTTGAGTACAGCTTTCTTGTGGTCATGTAGGTTCTCCAGGTTCAGGGTATTATTCCTTAACTGGGCTGGTCACATCCATTTAACCACTTCAATATAATTCTCCCGGGGGTAAAGTAGTTCTTTGTGACTTCACCACCCCCGGGATTATTTCCATGAATTCGTTGTGAACGAGACCGCCAAGATCAGAAAAGCTCTTGGGATTTGATGGCTTCGACTCCAGATAACCTATCATTCGATGCGTCTGCATGGATAGGATCAATCTCGAACCCGATGTATGAGCATCCCTGTTTGATGGCAGAGATGCCTGTGGTGCCAGAGCCAGAAAAGGGGTCTAGAACCACTACATCCTTTCCGGTCTTGCCGTAGGCATCGATGCATCGAAATGCAAGTTCCTCAGGATATCGAGAAAAGTGCTTAACACCATCAATCTTTTCGTTTGAAATATCCCATACACTTTTCACTGGTGGCGAAACCTTAAAACTGTGCCGCTCGGACTTGGCCATCAAATAGATTGGCTCATGACAACGGTGGGGCCGCCTACAGCGCCCTTCTGGCATTGGGTTCTTTTTCCGCCAAATAACCTCCCCTCGGAACAGATACCCGGAATCACAAAGATTTCCGACTAGGCGGTATGCGAGAGCCAAAAGATTGCCATACTTAAGCCAACCTGTATCTTTATCGATAAATGCCTTTCGTTTCATTCGGGGTTTTGTGTATGCGGCATTCTCGTCGGACAAACCTGATTTATCGGCGCCCAAGCTACTGTACTGCCTATCGTCAAAACTCCAATTTACCGGGGTGTTATAGGCATCCCCGAGATTAACCCAGACAATTCCATCTTTCTTAAGTTTAGGAAGAATCGCAGCAAAAACCTCATTAAGAAATACTAGATAATCGCGAGGATCCTCTTCCACACCCGTTCCGTTCGAAAGGCGTTGTCCCCAGTAAGGAGGACTCGTGACAACTACATCAATTGATTCATCTGGGAGCTGTGGAATGAGTGCAAGGCAATCACCTAGAGCTACCCTGTTGCGTGCAAATGGACCAAGACCATTGTTTTCATTGATTTCTACTCTTGCGTTCATGCTCATACTCACTTTAATATTTGAGGCCATCGTGTTTAGGCCAGAATTCTGTGAGACACAGCCTGCTGCAAAGACACCCCTTCCTTAATGACCAAATCCACGTAGTAGATCGGTGTGCGGCGGCTTTGTATCCGCTGCTTGAGGTGTGATTCCGTGGACTTCAGGGTTTCCATTTCAGGTTGGCCCCTACTCTTTAATGGTCACCCTCAACGATTCCGGCAATCCGAAGCCAGCAATCACCAGGCCATCCGGGTAAACGTCGCTGTAAACCACCAGTTTCCCTTCGTACTCCCCGGCGGGCAGGTCGATGTCACCCAGTACAACGGCCACGTCGTTACCGCTGATGGTCCCTTCGACCGATTCATCGCACACGATCACTTCAGCCCGATTGAACCCGGCGCTCGACAGCGTGAAACCAGGGTCGCCCTGCTTCTCGACCGTGAAGGTTTCTACGTTATCGAACCCTTTGAACGCCATGACCTTCATGGATTACACCACCGGTGTGACTTCGCGGATGTAGAACACCAATGCGGGGATGTTGAGGGCATCCCCTGTCTCATTAGTAATGTTCCTGTCGGTGACATCCTGAACCAGGTACACCGTCTCACCCACGCTGTCGAAGACTGCCACCGCAATGTCATCGGTGTCTGCAGCGGTACCGGAGGGGTCGATGCCGCTCTTACCGTTAATGGTCACCTGCAGGTCTTCACCGTCAGGCGCGTAGTTCCAGTCACCCGAGGCCAGGGTATCCTGGGCAATGATGTTACCCTGGAACGCAGCGAAGGTGTCTGACTTCACCGGGTTGACCACCAATGCAATGGTGTCGGCATTCTGCTGGGCACGATCAGGTCCGTACCTTTTGAAGTCGGAATGGGAATAGTTAACAGCCATGGGTATCTCCTAATGCACGGTTGCCTTGAATTTCACTCGGAAAGAATCCGTTATGCGGTTGACAGTATAACCTACACTTGTTCGTTTTACCCGCAAAGTTCTCGGGTCCACCAACATTGCGGAACCTAGAATGTCGGCAATCTCGACTTCCGTCAGTTGCTCGGCATTCATCACGGTGATCAGTGCCACGGCACCGGTGCGTACCGACTCTGATTCAGTTGCCTGATAAGCGGATACTGAAGCAACCGTGTTGATGATTGTCACGTCACCGGTGAGTAATCCAGTCCCCTGCTCTACAATGACAACGGACAACCCGGTACCGTCCAACAGATCAACTATTTCGGTGACCGTTAATTGTTCAGCAGTGACCGTAGTGATTGCGATGTCAGAAATAACGCCGACTGAATCACCAACGGTTATCTGCTGCGCCTGAACACCCGACACCAGTGACGACTGATTAACGGGGACCAGTTCAACATTCAGAGACTGCTCTACAATCAGAGTGGATATCGCACTCAGTGTTGACAGGTCTACTATGCTGGCGGACACCACCTGTTCAGCAACCACCAGGTTAATCTGAGTGATAGCATCTGTGTTGATGTCCAGTAGTTCAACACCGGTTACCTGCTGTGCTTCAGATAACTGGATATCGAAATCGGCAGCAACTGCACCGGATTCAGAATTCGTGATCTGTTCAGCTTCAGATAACTGGATATCGAAATCGGCAGCAACTGCACCGGATTCAGAATTCGTGATCTGTTCAGCTTCAGATAACTGGATATCGAAATCGGCAGCAACTGCACCGGATTCAGAATTCGTGGTTTGGTCGGCAATGATGCCTGTCAGCAATGCCTGCTGTGACACCGGGGTGACCTGAGTATGAGTCAATTGTTGCAACTGAATTACTACAGTATCTTGTGGTGTGCTGTCAGCCGCAGTAGTAAACCCAGTCCAATCAGACCAGCCAGACACGTTGGTGCCGTCGTCTTCTTGTACTCGGAACTCGTAATCTTCGGCAGCAGTCAGCCCTGTCAGGTCGTAGAACAGGTCGGTAATGCCCGTTACGGACGTTGTCGCTCCACCGACCGGACGCCACTCGACGTTATAAGACATCAGCCTTGCTCCCAGTTTAAACGGGCAGACGTGGCCAGCAAGCTAGTGATGGAGGGGTTTACGGGAGTTTCTGGACCAGTGGCAACTGGTCCGCTTGGCGCGGAATCCCCTGCTGTGCCGACACTAAAA